AAAAATATAAGACTTATTATGAGCAGCAAAAAATGATAGCAGTTGAAGAAATTGTAGAGAATATTGAGTTAGAAGATGATGAGCTAGAGGAAATTGAAGAAAATCTTACTTTTACAGATTGTGATGTACCATCTGACAAGCTGTTTAAGAGCTATATGGATGCTCGACATATCACCAATAAAAACACGCAACAATACAGGTTAAAAAGTGAATATGTATTAGATGAAACAGGTATATACAAAGTCGATGATAGATTTTGTTGCGCAATAGGTTCATACTATACAACCCAAATTGGAACATATTTTGATATCGTGATGAAAAACGGTGAAATAATTCCTTGCATTCTTGCTGATTGCAAGGCAGATGAACATACTGATAATTTAGGACAATACACTATAAGTAATGATTCGATTGTGGAGTTTATTGTTCATAGTCCTACATTAATCCCTAATATTTCAAATCGTTGGGGTAATACAGGCGATGTGTCTACTTTAGGTGGTATTTTTGACGGCGAAATATCTTATATAAGAATCTATGAATAAAGAGAGGAAAGAAATGGAAGAAACATTAGTAACTATTCGTTTGGATACAATTAGAAAAGTGCATGATTTTGTTGAGATTGTAACAAAATTTGATGAAGAAATTACAATTAAAAGTCATAGATATGAGATTGATGCAAAATCAATCATGGCAATTTTTAGTTTAAACTTGCTTGAACCAATTACATGTTGTCTGTACTCAAATGACAAAACTGTTCAGGCAAAATTTCTAAATCAAATTAAAGATTACGTGGAAGGAGAATAAATTAATGAGTATTTGCTTGGTTGGCAAGTCTTGCAGTGGCAAAGACACAATTGCAAGAGAATTAGTAAAATTGGGATATGAAAGAATTTTAACTTACACTACACGTCCAGCAAGATCTAATGAACTTGATGGCGTAGATTATCATTTCGTAACCGAAAATGAGTTTAAAGATATGATTAAAAACAAGGAATTTTTGGAGTGGAGAAGTTATCAGACCGATGAAGGTACTTGGTACTACGGTAGCCGATTGGCAGATTTCTATGATTATAATAGAAAAAAAGTTGTAATTCTAACGCCTGACGGATTAGAACACTTAAATGATCTGTTTGACTCATACATTTCCATTTATTTAACAGTCAAAAATTCAATTTTAAAAAAACGAATGAAAAAAAGACCAAACAAGAAAGAATCTAAACGTAGATATAAAGCGGATAAAGCCATGTTTGATGGGAAGGAAGATAACTTTGATTATCTCGTTAAAAATTATGACAGACCAGTCGAAGAAGTTGCTTCTGTGTGTAAATTTTTTGATGAAACAGCATAAAGTGTGATAAAAATGAGAGAAAATAAGAAAAGAATGTATTGTGCCAATCGCAATTGTTCATATTTAGATTGTGTTCGACATGATAAAAATATTCCGTTCAATATTCTTATACTAAGAGAGAATTATAAAGTGGACAGTAACGGTAATTGTAAAAACAAAATATTAAATTGGGAGGATGATAAATGAAAGATTTTCAGATTTATTTAGCAGGTAAAACTGGCGGATTAACTCAAGTAGAAGCTAATGGTTGGAGAAACAATGTAAAAAATATACTCGAAAATTATGAATCAAAAAGATTCAATAATATTAGAGTAATCAATCCAAATGATTTTTTTAACTACTATAAAACCCTACATAAAACGCATAAGCAAATTAAGAGATTCTTCATGAGTCAAATTGATAAAAGCGATTTGGTAATTGTTAATTTAAATAATTCCAACAGCTCTGTAGGAACAGGACAAGAACTAGAACATGCTCGCGTGAAAGGAATTCCTATTATTGGATACGGAACAGAGAATATATATCCGTGGGAATCTGAAGAAGATTGCGATGTCGTTTTTAACACAGAAGAAGAGTGTGTTGAATATGTTTTGGATTATTATTTACGCTAAATTAAGGAGGATTTTTATTATGAACGACAATAATATGATGAACTATGATGAAATTACCATCGAAGATTGTTTGGAACAGGCTGAGTATAAAAATGAAACTGTTTTACTCAATGACGGCAAAGTTGCTGGATTTGTAAAAAATGAAGAAAAAAATTGGTAAATTTAAAAGTATGTCCTCGCAGACCGCATGAATACTGGGTTTGCGAGGCTAAAAAAGCACAAGAAAGGTTGATTTCTTATGAATGATATTAAAGAAACAACACATGAAAAGCTTCAAAAAATGTGGAACGACATAACAATTTATCAAAAGATAAAGGGTTACTCACTTGAATCATTATCAGATTTATTCATGAAAATCTGTAATGATAATAGAAGCAAATTTCTTACAAAAGAAGATTGGATAAAGTTATTAAACATGAAATCTTTTGACGATTGTAAAACGGGAAAGGAGAATATACATATTGACAAAAGTAATTAAGAGAGACTGTTCAGAAGTTAATTTTGGCAAATCAAAAATCTCAACTGCAATTCTTAAAGCTATGAAAAATGGTTCAGGCATTGTAAAACCAAAAATTGCTGAAGACATTGCAGATGAAATCGAAAATGAGTGTAAGGATAAAGAAGAAGTAAGTATCTCTGATATTGAATCAATGGTTTATGATAAATTGATTACAAAAAAGCAGAGACTTACTGCAAAAGCCTATGAAGGATATAGAAGTATTCGTGAGTTTCAGAGAGAAAACGAGAATACAACAGATTCCGAGATTGATGAACTGTTAGATGGTGAAAGCGAATATTGGAATACTGAGAACTCCAATAAAAACTCAAAAGTATTAAATACTCAGCGTGATTATATGGCAGGAATTGTTAGTAAAGATATTTCTCGTAGATTTTTACTTCCACCAGAAGTTGTACAAGCACACGATGAAGGTATTATTCATTTCCATGATATTGACTATTTTGGTATGAATGCGATGAGCAACTGCTCACTTATTAATCTTGAAGATATGTTACAGAATGGTACTTGTATTAACAAGGTAATGATTGAAAAACCACATAGATTTATTACTGCTTGTACAATCGCCACTCAGATTATTCTTGGTGTTACATCACTTCAATATGGAGGGGCTACAATTACTCTTACGCATTTAGCACCATTTGTAAGAGATAGTTACAACAAATACTATGAGAAATATAAGTCATGGGGATTTTCTGACGAAGACTGTAAAAGATATGCAAAATCTGATACTAAAAAAGAAGTAGCAGATGGTGTTCAGACGTTTAACTATCAGTGCAATTCTATGTCTAATTCAAATGGACAGTCTCCTTTTTTGAGTGTATTCATGTATCTTGGAGAGACTACAGAGTATAAGAAAGAACTTGCAATGATTATTGAAGAGTTTCTTAATCAGAGATTACTTGGTCTTAAAAATGAAGTTGGCGTATATGTCACACAGGCATTTCCAAAGCTTCTCTATGTCTTAGAAGAAGATAATATTCATGAAAATTCCCCTTATTGGTATTTAACAAAACTTGCAGCTAAGTGTACTGCAAAGAGAATGAACCCTGATTATATTTCAGAGAAGATTATGAAGAAATATAAAGAAGGCAACTGTTTCCCGTGTATGGGCTGCCGTAGTTTCCTTTCACCTTATAAAGATGAAAATGGTAATTATAAATTTTATGGAAGACTAAACCAGGGCGTTGTCACATTAAATCTTGTGGATGTAGCATTATCATCTGAAGGCGATTATGAGAAGTTTTGGGATTTAATGGAACAGAGAACAGAATTATGTCATAAAGCATTACTTTGTAGGCATAAACGATTAGAAGGAACATTGTCTGATGTCGCACCTTTATTATGGCAGTATGGAGCATTTGCAAGACTTAAAAAGGGTGAGAAGATTGATAAATTACTTCACAATGGATATGCAAGTATTTCTCTTGGATATGCAGGATTATATGAATGTGTAAAATATATGACTGGTAAATCACATATTGATTCACAGGAAGGTCATGATTTTGGTATTAAAGTAATGCAGTTTATGAACGATAAGTGTGACCAGTGGAATAAAGAGCATTATATTGGATTTTCAATTTATGGATCTCCAATTGAAAACACAACGTATAAATTTGCGAAGTGTCTACAGAAACGCTTTGGAATTATTAAAGGTATTACGGATAGAAACTATATTACCAATAGTTATCATACATTTGTTAAAGAACCAATCAATGCGTTTGATAAACTTGCTAAAGAATCAGAATTCCAAGCTTTATCACTTGGAGGTGCGATATCTTATGTTGAGACAGATGGATTAGTAAATAATGTAGATGCTATTTTGGAAATGAATAAATTCATCTACGACCATATCATGTATGCAGAAGAAAATACAAAGTCTGATTACTGTCAGATTTGTGGTTATGATGGTGAAATTAAAATTATTGATGAAGGTGGCGAACTTATTTGGGAATGCCCAAATTGTCACAATAGAAACAAAGATAAGATGAATGTAGCAAGAAGGACTTGTGGATATATTGGAACTAATTACTGGGGAAAAGGACGTACTCAGGAAATTAAAGAGAGATATGTTCATATGACAGATATTGCGGAGGATTTATAATGGCACAGATTTTTAGAATAAGTGGATATTTAGTTGATCCATCTGATGACTGCAATAAGGAAGAAATTAAAGTATCTATTACAGATAGATTAGATATGTTTTGCCAGCAGTTGCATATTGAATCTGCTGATATTGGAGAATGGGAAGATGATAACCCATTAAATTATGAAAATTGTGATTTAGCATATTGTACTCAATATTTTAAACAGACCAATAATTATTTTAAGTTTGATAGACCATTACCAGCAGTAGGACAAAAATACAAACACTTTAAAATTGGTAAAATTGTTACGATTATTGGAATTTCAAGACATACAGAAACTGAAGAGGTGACGGTTGTTTATGACTATGAAGGACATATTTGGAATCGTCCTCTTGAAATGTTTATGAGTGAGGTTGATAAAGAAAAATATCCTAACACTACACAAAAATATAGATTTGAACTTGTGGAGGATTGATTATGAGGTATGCACAAATTCGATCTATGGACATTTCAAATGGAGAGGGAGTTGGAGTCTCCCTCTTCGTCCAAGGTTGTCCACTTCACTGTAAAAATTGTTTTAATTCTGATACATGGGATTTTAATGGTGGTAAAGAATGGACAGAAGAAATAAAAGATAGATTTATGAAATTAATTGATAGACCATATATTAA